GACCACTACGTCTGCCTGCAAAACTGGCTCGTCGAAAACCTGTGCGAGGCCGTCTACGCGAAGTGGTTGACGGGAGCGGTGCTTTCCAAGAAATTCACGAAAATCACAACGGTCAACATGGACCGCTTTGACTCGCCCCAGTGGGTGGCTCGGCGCTGGGCCTGGGTCGACCCGCTCAAAGACACCAAGGCCAACATCCTGGCGCTCGAGGCCGGGCTTAAATCCAGAACCGAGATCATCTCCGAGCAGGGGAGGTCTCTGGATGACGTCTTTTCAGAAATCGTAGCCGAGAAGGCTAAGGCCGAAAAATTCGGCCTCTCCTTTGGAGAGGGCAGTGAAGAAGATAGCGGAGACGAAGCTGAGGCAGAGGCTCTTGAGCCAGACGAGCAGTATCTCTCATAGGCTCTCTGACCTGGCCTCGGGCGAGATCAACGACGAGGCGAGAACGGTGGTGCTCACGTTTTCGTCGGAAGCCCCGGTCGACCGCTGGTTTGGCAGAGAGATCCTCGACCACTCCTCGCGCGCTGTGCGCCTTTCGCGGATCAACCGCGGCGGAGCCTTTCTCTTAAACCACGATAGAAACCAGCAGATCGGGGTCGTCGTCGAGGCCACAGTCGAGGGGCGGCGTGGCAAGGCGCTTGTCAAATTTTCCAGAAATAGGCTCGGCGAGGAAGCCTTCCAGGACGTCAAAGACGGCATCCGCACCAACGTGTCGGTCTCCTACCGCTACCACGAGCTAAAGCTCGAGGAGCAAAAAAGCGAGGGGGCTGACACCTACCGGGTGACCGACTGGGAGCCGCTTGAGATCTCGCTCGAAGCCGTGCCGGCTGACCCGACGGTCGGAGTCGGCAGGGGCAGTCACTTTGAAGACATCAACATGCTAGGCGGCCCCCACGAGGAGAGCGCCGCAGAGCCAACGAGGGAGGAAGTTTCTGTGGCAGCAGGTGCCGAAGACGAACGCAAGAGGGCTCTCGAGATCATCTCGCTTGGAGACCGGTTCCAAAAGCCCGACCTGGCGCGCGCGGCCCTGATGGAAGGCCTGTCGGTCGACGAGTTCTCGCGAAAGCTTCTTATGGCGATGGAGTCCAGGCCTGAGCTGCCAGCGGCAGCCCCCGCCTCGGCACGCGAGAACGTCGGCCTAAGCCGCGACGAGTCAAAGAAATTTTCTTTCCTGAAGGCCATGCGGGCAGCCCTCAACAACGACTGGCGGGGGGCCGAGTTTGAGCGCGAGGTGAGTGAGGCCGCGGCCGCTAAATTCAAGCGCCAGACGAGCGGCTTTCTCGTACCGTCAGACGTGATTTTCGCCTCGCGCTTTGAGACGACAACGGCGCCGGGATCGGCCGGCTCGCTGGTTGCCAGCAATATCCCGCCCGGCAGCTTTATCGAGGCGCTTCGGGCACGGCTTGTGATCCGCCAGCTTGGCGCCAAGATCCTCTCGGGCCTGGAAGGCAACGTGACGCTTCCGAGGATGGCTGGCGGTGCCAAGGCCTTTTGGGTGGCAGAGACCAAGGACGTCGAGGAGCAGCCCTTTAAGACCGACCAGGTGCCGCTTTCGCCCAAGTCGGTGGGTGCCTTCACCGATATTTCCCGGCGACTCATTCTGCAAAGCTCAATCGACGTCGAGGAGGTCGTGAGAGAAGACCTCGCCACGGCCGTGGCAAGCGCCATCGACCTGGCAGCCATCGCCGGCAGCGGCAAGGACAACCAGCCCCGGGGCATTCTCTCGACCGAGGGGGTTGCCAATGTGCCGCTCACCGATTTTGACTTTAACGCCGTCGTCATGCTCGAAACCGCGATTGCCAAGGCCAACGCCAATTTCGGCTCGCTCGCCTATCTCACAAACCCCAGGGTCTCGGGCATGCTGAAAACCACGCTCGTCAACGAGAACAGCAGCACCTTTATCTGGGGAAGCGGGTCGAACGGCCGCGGCATCGTCAACGGCTACCCGGCCGAGGTCTCAACCATCGTCCCCGACAACTTGAACACCGACAAGAGCGCCATGATCTTTGGCAACTGGGCCGATCTCGTGATCGGCGAGTGGGGGGTGCTCGACGTCCAGGTGAACCCCTATCTGAAGGGCACCTCGGGGACGGTTCGCATCCGAGTCATTCAAGACGTCGACATCGCCATCCGCCACCCCGAGTCCTTTGCCTTCTACGACACCATCAAGCCGCCCCAGGGGCCAGTGCCAAGCCCTGACCGCGCGCGGTCGCGGCGAGGCGAGAGTTGACACCAAAAGATGCCTTTGGCGAGGCGGACATTACCTTTTTTTTTAGAGGAACTGACCTCGTCCACCGGGGGGTGTTTCAGACCGGGAAGCTTTCCGGCAGAGAAGTGGCCGGCGTCTTTGACGTGAAGTTCTTCGACGAGGGCCTTGGCTCGATGCGTGTCTCGGCCGAGAACAGCCAGTTTCTCGGTCTGACGAGTGATCTTTCGGGGGCCAGCGCCGGAGACGTCTTTACCGTTGAGGGCAGGCGCTACCGGGTGGCCGCCTGCCACGACGACCTCACCGGGATGAGTCAGCTTGATCTGGCCGAAGAACTCGACTCTGAGATCGGAGAGGACTTCGCTTGAGTCTTGAAAGGGAAATCGAAGGTCTCGCCCAGGCAGTCCAGATGTCTGAGAAGACGCTCGAGGCGGCCATCGCGCGGGCTCTCTCGCGCACGGTGAGGACTTTTGCACGAGAGCTGGCCAAAGAGACGGCAGACGAGGCGAGAGTGCCGCTAAGGCCCGTGCGCCAGAGGATCAAGATGAGAGGGCGCGGGCTGACAGCCACCCTCTCGATGATCACCCACGACCTGCCCTTGATCCTGGCAGGTGCCAGGCAAGGCCGGGCGGGGGTTACCACACGCCAGGGGAGGCAAGTCGAGGGCGCCTTTATCGCCCGCAGCCGGCTCGGGCGGCTGGAAAGGAAGGTCTACCGGAGGGTGTCGAGGGCGCGCCATCCGCTTATTGCCCAGCAGGCAGAGCTGCACACGGCTGCCGCTGCCGCGGCGCTCCAGGTGGACGTGCGCGAGGCATTTCTGAGAAACCTGCTGCACGAGGTCAGATACCGCGGAGGCCTACTCGGATAGAGACAAGATGTTTGGCGAGATCTACCAGAAGATCGGTGACGAGCTTAGGCGGGTTTTTCCAAAGATCCCCGTCTACGACGCTTATCCCGAGACCAAAAAGATCGAGAAGGTGCCTGCCATCTTTTTTGAGCTGACCGACTTTGAGCCTGAAGGCGACCCGATGACAGGCGAGATGGACTTTGAGACGCGCTGGGAGGCTCTGGCCGTGTTGCCGCCCGCTCGCGGCCGCCAGCAGGTGACAGCTCGCGACATTGCAGCCCGCATCGCCCTTGCTATTCATAACCAGACCTTTGTCGACTACGCGCGGCAGGCGCGGGTTCTTCGCTGCGTCGACTCTCGGTTTGATCTTGCCGTTGCAGGCTATGAGGTGTGGTCTTGCGAGTGGGCGCAGCTCTTGCGTCTTGGCGTCAACGACTGGGACACTCTCGCCATGTATCCAGAGGCAGCTGAGGTGCCGCCGTGACCAAAAGAAAGCACGTGGTGCTCGACTTCACCGAAGAGGCCACCAGGCTCGGCTACCTGCCGTTTACGGCCTTTGACCCCTTCTCTAGGATGGCTTTTGACGGCTACATTGGCGAGTGGGCCTGGCCGCTGCTTGAAAAAAAGCTCAAAGAGCCCGGCAAAGCCTCCCCCCTTTGGACCGTCCAGTTTTGCTCGGCCATCCTCAAGCTTGGTCTTGACGTCTGCAGCAGCCAAGACGACCTCTACGAGTTTGTCACAAAAAGCGAGGCCTTCAAGGCTGCGGCCAAAGCCCGAAGGAGCTGGCAGTTTTGGACATGGAGGCATTTTGACAAGCTCAAGGCCAAGCTTTTGGACCTGCCGCCTGAGATTCGCGAGAGAGCGCTGAAAAAGTGCTCCGACTTCGAGCACGGCTTTCGCGGAAGGCACAAGATCCCAAAGCCCAAGAAGCCGCCGCCACCGCCCAAAGAAAAGCCCGCTAAGGCAGCGCCCAAGCCAGCGCCAAAGCCGGCAGCCAAACCGGCGCCAAAGCCTGTGCCTCCCCCGCCAAAGCCGCGTCAGGGGGCTAGCAGAGCGCCGGTGGTCGTCGTGCGAAGAAGCACAGCACCCGCTCCCGTCATCGTGCGCAAGACAAGGCTCACGGAGGACAAGCGGTGAAGGCGTTTGAGGCAGCTGAGATGCGGCGCCAGCTTGCAAGCCTTGTGAGCTTTGGCGTCGTCACGGCCACCTTGGACTTCGGGGCAAGGGCACGGGTTAGGATCGAGGGCGGCCTCGAGACCCCGCCGCTTTCGACTCTGAAACGAAGAGGACGAGGCGACAGGGAGAACTGGCCGCTCGAGGTCGGAGAGCAGGTTCTTTGTCTTTTTCCGTCTGGCTCCCTCGCCCAGGGGGTCATCCTCGGGTCTGTCATGACAAACGACAGCTTGCCGAAGGAGGATGGCCACCGCCTGAGCTATAGCGACGGCACGAGCGTGTCCTACGACAAGGCGGCCAAAGCCATGCGGGTCGTTCTGCCCGAGGGGGCAAGGCTCGAGGTCGAGGGCGGCGCCAGCATCGTCGTTAAGGCCAAGGCGGTCGTCGTCGAGGCTGAAACAGTAGCGCTCGGCGGCGCCGACGCGAGTGCTGGCGTCGTGACGACAGAGGCCGTCTGCGCCTTTACCGGGGGGCCGCACCCGCAGGGCTCTACCCGCTGCAAGGCCAAGCATGCTTAACGAGGCCGAAGCGAGAGAGAGGATACTCGCCAAGATGAAAGAGCTTGGCTTCAAGCTTGACGCCGAGGGGGCCAGGGGAAGCGTGTTGGCGGATCTTCTCGCCGAGCTCGTTGCCTACATCGTCGAAAAAAACGAGGTCCAGGTCGACCCCGGCAGTGGGAAAGGAAAGTTTGGATGATGTCGCGCCGCACGGGAAAGAGGCTCTCTCCCGAAGAGCATATTCGCCAAAGCCTCGAAGACATCCTCTCGACCCCCAAGGGCTCGCGCGTCATGCTCAGAGACTATGGCTCCAGGCTTTTTGAGCTGCTCGGCAAGGGGATCGACAAGATGTCGATCTTTACGGCCGTCCACGAGGCCGTAGCCCGCTGGGAACCCCGGGTGAGGCTCAATGCCGTGAAGGTGCTCGATGGACCAGAGGAGGAGAAAAAGCTATCCGACGGGAAGGTCTCCATCCTGCTTGACGGCGTCATCAAGGTGACCGACACGCCCTTTTCCTGGGACGTGAGGCTTGAGCGGTGAGAGGCGGGGTGATTGATCTTCGTCGTCTGCCGGCGCCCGAGGTGGTTGAGACCTTGAGCTATGAGGCGATCAAGCGCCAGCTACTCGAAGATTTTCGCGCTCGCTACGGCGACAAGATCGACCTTTTCGAGTCAGACCCCGCCGTCAAGGTGCTCGAAGTCTGCGCTTACCGCGAGCTGCTGCTGCGCGCCCGTGTGAACGAGGCGGCGCGTGCCACCATGCCGGCTTTTGCCCGGGGGGCAAACCTCGATCACGTCGCAGCACGCCGCGGCTTGACGAGGTCTGCTGGCGAGACAGACGAGAGCTTTCTCGGGCGGTTTTTGGACGAGGACGATCTCTTGTCGGCTGCCGGCTCCAAGGTCTCCTATATCGCTCAGGCCAAGGCCGTTCGGCTTTCCGGTGGCGGCTATATCGTAGATGCCAACTGCGCCGAAGTGGGGCCAGCGCGGGTCAAGCTGTGGGTGCTTTTTGATCCCAGGGCGGAAGAGTCGGTGCGCGCGGCAGACCTGGCGACTCTGCGCGAGAAGATGGCCTACGTTAGAGCGCTGACCGACGAGCTCACAGTCGAGGAGGCCTCCCTCAAGCGCTTTCGCCTGCACGCGCGGCTTAAGGTGCCCTACGGCGCCGACTGGCGGATGGTGCGGGGGCAGGCCGAGGCCTCGCTCAGAGAGCTTTTTAAAAGTCGCTTTCGGGTGGGGGCAAGCCTCGAGCTGTCTGTCCTCTACGCGGCGCTCCATGCCCAAAACGACGTCACCGCAGCCGAGGTGGTCGAGCCCTCAGGCGGCGTCTTGTGCGAGGCCTTCGAGGCGCCGCTACTTGAGGAGAGCGCGGGCGGCCTCAAGCTGGAGATGACCTCGTGACAAGCCTTCTGCCGAAAAACTCTACGCCGCTTGAGAGAGCGCTCGAGGAGGTCGCAGGAGAGCGACTTGATGGCCTCTCTTTTGACTTTGCCTCGCTTTTTGACCCCGCCACCTGCCCGCCGGCTTTTCTGCCGTATCTGGCTTGGGAGCGGGGGGTGGAGCTTTGGGACGAGGACTTTGTCGCAGTAGAGGGCGAAGACGACCTGATCAGGCGGCGGCGCGAGATCATCCGGCGCTTTGACAAGATCAGGCGGCTGCGCGGCACCCTTGCTGCGATTGACATGGCCATGGAGACCCTTGGTGTCAGGGCAAGGATTCGCGAGTGGTGGGACCACCCCGAGCCAAAGGAGCCCTACACCTTCAAGGTCATCCTGCTCAATAAAGACAACCGCCCCCTTGGCGAGGCCGACCGCAGGCGCATCCTGCGGGTCATCGAGTCGCTAAAGCCCCTTAGAGCCCGCTTTGATCTCGACATCATGTTTGAGGCCGACGCTGCCGTCGGGGCCGCGATGTTTGCGCGTGTCACAAGGGTTAAGCGTTTCACCGCAGCCCTGGAGCGCTGATGGCACTGTCGCGTCCCAAGATCACAAGACGCGGGCTAGAGGCCCTGGCCGAGGCCGAGGCCAGGGGCAAGAGGCTTCGCTTTGTCGGCATTGAGCTGGGCCGGGCCTCCTATGACCCCACCGGCTTGGAGGAGGCCCTCAAGGATAGGGTCGAGGGATCGAGCCTTGCCGACTCAAACCGGGTCTCTGGAAACCGCGTCCACCTCACAGCCGAGTTTCGCGGCGGGAGAGAAAGCTATGACGTCGGCGAGATGGGGATTGTGGCAAGCCTCGAAGGGGTGGACATGCCCCTTCTCTTTGCCGTCCTCTCCAAGAGGAGCGAGATCCTCGCCAAGCGGATTCCGTCGGAAGACCTGCTTTTTGGCATCGACCTCATCCACGAGGAGATCCCCGACTCTCTCATTGCAGTCGATGGGGTCGGCGAGCGCCTCAACCTCTCCCTGGCAAGGGAGCTTGCTGCGGTGGCGCTTTCTCTCACTCAAGGCCAGCGCCACACGCTCGAGCTGATGCGAGATCTGGCTGCCACCCGCGGGGAGCTTTTGACTTTGAGGGAGGTCGCCAAGGCCTCGCTTGCGGCGCTGCGGGCCGAGCTTCAGGCCCAAAAGGCCGAGACGGAGAGGCTTGTTCAGGGGGTCAAAGCTGAGCTTGAGGCCGCAAAGGCTGAGGCGCGTGATGAACTTGCCCGCTACAAGGGGCGGCTGGGGGCTCTCCTTGGCTGGCCTGCCGGGGCAGGAGCTCAAGCTCTCCTGCAGGAGATCGAACTCGATTTGTCGTCTCCCGTCTCCAATATGGGGCCTATCGAGTACGAGTTTACCAAGAAGACAAGTGGCACTCTCAAAGTCGGGCTCAGAGATTTATGGCTTGTGCGCGCGGGCACGGGTTTCCCGCGCGAGCTGACGCTTGAGATCTATCTCGAAAGCGTCGAGCGACGATTTCGCATCGAAACGGCCGGCTACAGCGAGAAGCACCTCTATCTGAGCGGCGGGCTTGTCGAGTTTGAGTTCTCCGAGGCAGAGCTTGCCTCTCCAGGCCCAAAGGGAGGGCTTATGAGTCTAAGAATACTGGGTGACTCCCAGGCCCTCTTTTCTCAGGCGGCGCGAAAGCCTGCCATTTTCTTTATGGAGTAGGGACGTGACTCTCGAAGAGCAGATAGCGCTCCTGGTCGACGAGGCCAGAAGGCTGCAAGAGCTGATGGCGAGCCAGGTTCGCGCCCTGCAGACGAAAGTCACCGAGCAGGAAGCTAGGATCACGGCACTCGAACAGGGGAGGTCGCCAGGTGGCTGAAGGTTTTTGGCATGGAATCGAGGTCGTGCCGGTCACGACGAGAGCTGCCCCGGGGGTAAGAACCCCCGCCACGTCGGTCATTGGCGTCGTCGGAACGTCGGCTCTGTCGGACAAAGTGACAGCCCACACGCCCTTTCTTGTCAGGGGGGCGAGAGAGGCCAGAGAGCTTTTTGGCGGTCTCGATGCCTCGGGAAGCCTGCCAAAGACGCTCGCCGCGATTTACGAGGAGACGCCGGCCGTCTGCGTGGTCGTCACAGTGGGGAGCGGCGAGGCCGACGCTCTGGCTCTTCAGGTGGCGGGCACGCAAGGCGAGCTGACCGGGGTCTACAGCCTGCTCAAAGCCAAGGCTGCGCTTGGCGCCCAGCCGCGCCTTGTGATCGCGCCCGAGTTTTCCGCCGACGAGTCGGTGAGGGCCGCCCTGAGCGTTGTGGCAACGCGGCTGCGCGCTGTGGCACCGATTGAGGGCCCCGGCAGCGGCGACCTGCAGGCGGTGATAGGAAGCTTTCAGAATCTTCGCGGCTCAAGGCTCTACCCGGTCTATCCCAACGTCCGGCTGGCCGCTCCGATCGGGGTCGTCGGCGGCTCGGCTCTGGTGGCCGCCCTGATCGCTAAGACCGACGCTGAGCTGGGCTTTTGGGTGTCGCCGTCCAACCGGCTTTGCTCGTCGGTGGTCGGAGTGACCCATCCGGTCGAGTTTTCCTTGGACCCCTCGTCGGGCGAGTCCGGCGCCAACCTTTTGAACAAAAACAAAATCGCCACATTCGTGAACGAGCAGGGCTTTCGCCTGTGGGGCAACCGGACCCTTTACGACGAGGCCGACGCGCTCGACAGCCGGCACAAGTTTATCAATGTGCGCCGCCTCAGGGATTTTATCGATGACGCGATCTTGGCCAGCCACCTTTGGGCCGTCGACCGCAACATCACCAAGAGCTACGTCGCTGAAGTCACAGAAAGCATCAACAACTACCTGCGCGACCTCAAGGCCCAGGAGGCAATCCTCGGCGGCCACTGCTGGATAGACCCCGAGGTCAACACGATCTCCCAGATCACCGATGGCCACGTCACGTTTGACTACGAGTTTACGCCGCCCTATCCGGCCGAGCGGATCACCTTTCGCTCGCTGCTGTCGGACGACCACGTGAAGGAGGTCTTTTAAAACGTGACGCTGCTCAACAACCTTCCGCAGAAGCTCACGCATTTTACGCTCTTTGTCGACGGCCGCGGCTACGCCGGCATGGTCGACGAGATCGTCCTGCCAAAGCTCACCTACAAGGTCGAAGACTACCGCGCCGGCGGTATGGACGTGCCCATTCCCATCGAGATGGGTATGGAGAAGCTCGAGGCCGAGTTTACGCTCGGCGAGTACGACCGCTTTGTAATCCAGCAGCTTGGCTTCCAAGAGGGCGGCCCCATTGCCATTCACGTCAGGGGAGCGCTCAAGCGGCATACGCTGGCCATTCCCGTGAGCTGTCATATGCGGGGCGTCATCACCGAGATCGACTTTGGCACCTGGAAGGCCGGCGAGACGACGGCCATGAAGTTTCGTCTCTACTGCACCTACTACCGCTACGCGCATGCCGAAGAGGTGCTCGTCGAGATCGACGCCGACAACATGGTGCGCCGCATCAACGGCGTCGACCAACTGGCAGCCGTCAAGGCTGCCCTCCTGAGAGGATGAAGGGCATGAAAAAAGAGGTAATCGAGCTTTCCTATCCCGTCGAGCTTTCCGGCCGGGGGCTGGTGCGCACCATCGAGCTTAGAAGGGCCAAGGTAAAAGACCTCGAGCTGGTCGACCGCTACGACACGGAGGCCGCCAAGACCTTGCATCTGATCAGCCACCTGGCCGAGTGGAGCCCCGACGAGGTGCGGGAGCTGGACTTTGCCGACTACCGAAAGGTGTCGGACAAGGTGGCTGGTTTTTTAGGCCTTGCTCCCTAGGGGAGCTGCCAGACGGCAGGCGGGCACTTCTTGAGGTGAAGGCCGACCTGGCTTTTGTCTTTCACTGGACGATCGAGGCCATCGACTCACTTTTGGCCGACGAGCTTGCCCTCTACCACCAGCTAGCGCTTGAGAGGCTGAAGGCGACATGGCCGATTTCAAAATAAGGGTAAGCCTTGCCGCCAAGGACCTTCTCTCGCTTCCGCTCAAAAACCTCTCGGGGGTCACCCGCGGGCTTGGCGGTGAGCTGAAGCGGGCAAGCCTGGCGCTCGACGAGCTGCGCCGCCACGACAAGCTTGCTGGCCAGATGAGGGGGCAGGCCAAGGCCACGCTTGAGGCTCACTCGCAGTGGAAAAGAGCCGAGGGGCGGGTGAGGGCGCTTGCCGCCGAGATCAAGGCTGCCGGCGAGCCGAGTCGGCGCCTGGCCCGTGAGTTTGACGCGGCAAGAGTCTCGGCCTCGCGGCTTAAAGACGCCTTTGAGACAAAGACCGCCCGGCTTCGCGGCCTAAAGCGCGAGGCGCGGGAGGCTGGGCTCTCGATCCGCGGGCTCTCCGAGCGGCTTTCCGAGCAGGAGAAGGTCTTTGATCGCCTCAAAGCCAAGTCGGACCGGCTGTCGGGGCTGCGGAGGTCGGCAGAGGGCTTGAGCAGCAGGGCCTCTGAGCTTGCCATGATCGGGGGTGCTGCCTCTGGCTTTGGTCGCGGGGTGCTGGCCCAAGCGTCGCTGCCGCTTCAAACCGCCATGAGCCTTGAGGCCGTCATGGCCCGCGTGCGCTCGCGGGTCTTGTCGGGGCCAGACTACAAGGACAAGGCCCGCCAGGAGAGAGACCTTGCGACGCTGGAGCGCATGGCAGCCCGGGTGTCGACCCAGTTTGGCTACACGGGCGAAGAAGTTGGCTCTGCGATGATCCAGATGGGGACTGCCGGTCTTCAGTTTAAAGACATCACCGAGGCCAACCTCAAGGCCGTGCTGGCGGTCGCCAAGGTCGGAGACATCTTGCCCCAGCAGTCGGTGAGTCTTCTCACCGGGATTGCGCATGCCTTCGAGCTGCCGATCGCGCGGCTGTCGCGCATTGGCGACGTTGTCCAGTACACAGCCGACGTCTCCGACACCAACCTCACCGAGATCGCAGACGTCCTAAAGCACGTCGGCTCGGTTGCCAACGCTGCCAAAATCCCGCTTGAGACGGTGATGGCATCGGTGGCGATGCTGGCTGACGTCGGGGTCAAGGGCTCGGTCGCGGCCACAGCTCTCAAGGGGGCCTTTCTTGATCCGCTGGTTCACGACACTGTCGGCGGCACGCCAAAGACCGAGCAGGCCAAGCTTCTTAGGGCGCTTGGCATCCGGGTCGTTGACCCCAAGACGCGCGGCATGCGGCCTTTTATCTCGGTCATGGAGGAGCTTGGCGCAAAGCTCTCTCCCATGGGCTCAGGCCAGAGGCTCAAAATCCTCGAGAAGCTTTTTGGGCGCGAAGGTCTGGCCGGCATCTCCGAGCTTGTGAATGTCGCCGTCAAGGCCGCTCGCGGCGACAGCGGGGCAGCCTCGAGGCTGTCGGCCCTCAGAGCGCGCGAGGCTGAGATCAGGACCCTTTCTGAGGGGACTGCCATGGAGAAGCTTACGCTCGAGGGCGCAACGGCGAGCACCTCGCTGCTCAGGCTCAAGGCCTCGCTGTCAGATCTTTTGAACGTCCTCGGAAAGCCTCTCCTTTCAGACCTCGCGCGGCTTGCCGGGGGACTGGCAGGGGTTGTCGACAAAACGCGCGACTGGGCGCTTGCCAATCCAGGGGTGACGAAGGCTCTCTCGGGCGTAGCGCTTGGGGTGGGCGGCGCGGCAGCAGCACTCGGCGCCCTTTTTATTCCGATCTCAACAGCCCTCGGGGCTATCGCGCTCTTTAAGGGAGCCTGGATCGGTTTTGGAGCGGCAGCCTCGGGAGCTATGGCGGCCGCTGCGGCGGGGGTCGGCGCGCTAAAAATCGCGCTTCTTGGCTCAGGCATTGGGCTTGCCATAGCAGGGCTCGCCGGCGCCTCCTACCTTGTCTACGAGAACTGGGACAAGATCACGCAAAGCCTCCAGGCGGGCGGAAGGTCGGTGGCAGACTTCATGACCCGCATGACCTCCTTCAAGGCAACCGGCACGGTGCCGCTGGCTCTTGCCGCAGCTCAGCGGGGGCCGAGTCAGTCGATCCTAAACGCTCCCATCACCGTCAACGTCACAGAGCCAAGGGCCACCACCGCCGAGATCGCTGCCAAGCTCAAAGAGGTTTTGCGCGAGGTCAAAGACGAGGAGGCCAGGACGTCGAGGGCAAGGCTCTATGACTGACAAGGCCCTTTTTGCGCTGGGGGCGTTTCGCTTTCTCGCCGGAAGAAGCATGTTTGAGCGCCTGACAAGGAGCGAGAGCTTTCTTTGGGCCGAGCAGGAGAGGCTTGGCGGGACTTCGACGCTTAGCTACATGGGGCGCAGGGCGCGTGAGGTCGAGGTGACAGGCGAGACCTATGCAGAAAGAGCTTCCACCGATGACCCTTTGAAAGCTCTGAAAGACGAGGCTCGCAGAGGTGAGCCGCTTCTTCTGGTCGACTCGGAGGGGCGGTCTCTTGGCAGCTGGGCGGTGGTCTCGCTAAGCGAGGAGCTGTCGAGCTTTCGCGGTGACGGCAAGGCGCGCAAGGTTGCCTTTCGGATTTCCCTAAAAAGCGTGAGAGTCGATGACGCTGCCAGTCAGGCCAAAGCCCTATGATCTACCTGACGCGAGGGGGCGAGGTGCTAGACCTCATCTGCCACCAGGTCTTTGGCAAGACCGCCGGCGTCGTCGAAGAGGTGCTCGAGCTGAACCCGCACCTTCCCGAGCTTACAGCCGTCTTGCCTGAGGGGGTCGAGATCCTTCTTCCAAGCCCCCCGCGCAGCGCCAGGCCCGAGCGAAGAGAGATCTCGCTTTGGGACTAAAGCCGGGGGTTTCCCTCACAATCGACGGCGAGGAGAAAAAGGGGGTCTACCGCGAGAGGCTCAAGCGGCTTGTTCTCAAAGACGAGCGTGGTCTGCTCGCCGATCAACTCGAACTCTCCTTTGACGACTCAGACGGCAGGCTTGCTGTCCCTGAGCGCGGCCACCTCCTCAGCGTGGCGCTTGGCTGGGGGGAGAGCCTCACCCCCATGGGAAGCTTTTTTGTCGACGAAGTGTCGGTCTCAAGCCGCGGCGTCATGCGGCTTACCGGCAAGGGCTTTGACACCCTAAAAGACTTAAAAACCGTCTCCTCCAGGCTTTATACGGCAGGAGACCTCAAGGGGGTTTTGGACGAGCTCGGCCGCATCTATGGGCTCAAGGTGAAGGCCGCCGCCGCGCTTTCCCGCGTGAGGGTAACGGAGGTCTCCCAGAGAAACGAATCGGCCGTCCATTTCCTCTCTCGGCTTGCTGATGAGCACGCCCTCTTGCTCAAGCTCCAAGGCGACACGGTGCTGGTTCTTCCCCAGGGGGCGGGAGAGAGCGTCTCGGGCGAGTCACTTCCGGTTGTCGACGTCGCAGCGCTCGGCGGAAAGGTTCTTTCCTGGGACTTTGATTTTGTGAGTCGGCCGCTCTATGCATCGGTTGAGGCCGAGGCCTTTGACCTTCATACGGCGCAAAGCGAGAAGGTGGTCATCGGCAGCGGAAAGCCCGTCTTTCGCTTTCGCGAGGTGTTTTCTTCTCGCGAGAAGGCCGAGCAGGCGGCCGCGGCCAAGCTTGCTCTTGCCGAGAGGCAAGGCGTCACGGGAAGGCTCGAGCTGGAAGGCGAGGCAAGGATCTGTGCGGACTCCAGGCTCAGGCTTTCGGGGTTTCGCGCGGCAGTCGATGGCCTTTGGAGCGTGACATCTGCCACTCACACCGTGGCGCCCGAGGAGGCCTACGTCGTCAGCCTCGCATGCGAAAGGCTGCCAGACCAACAGCGATGACGAGAATGGTTAGTATAAGGGCCGCCGGAAGCCTGCGGGCTGGAGCCGACGTCTCCAGCGTGTAGACGGCGCGTGCGATGGTGACCTTGGTAACCATGGCCTGACCTGTGACGAGTTACTGAAAGCGCCTCAGTCTAGCACGCTGCGGAGCAGAGATTGGGCTCAGTATCCCCTTAGGCACTTTCTTTACAGCTGCGGCTGGATATGTCATTGTAGGTTTGATCGAATCAAAGACAAAAAATACCTACAATGGCGGTGTGTGAATCATGCTCGAAAAGGACCTATTCACTAGCACTGACCTGCACAAGCTGTTTCAGATGAATTCGGTTGCTCCTAATACGCTCATTGCCGCGGAGAAAGCAGGGCACATTCCCAAGGCGCGGCGCGTTCATCGCGGCCGGATAGAGGTGCGGCAGTGGACGCTTGCACAGGTGCCAGCGATCGGAGCTAAGTACGGTTTTCTTGAGCCGCCGAAGTCTCTGCGGGTGATTTGCGTATATACCGCGAAAGGAGGAGTGCTCAAAAGCACGCTGAGCTACTCGTTGGGTCGCCTCTTGGCCTTACACGGCATCAAAACTCTGATCATTGGCCTGGATATCCAGGGAACGGTGACGGATCTAGCTCTGAATCCAATTGCAATCGAGTCTCTAGAGGAAGTTACGGCGTACAAGGGACTGGCGGATGTTTTGCTTGGGAAGGCGCCGCTAAAGAAGGTGATTCGCGAAACTCCATTGCCTACGCTCGATATTATTCCGGAGACACCTGGTCTAGGTCCTCTAGAAAAATTTATCCGTGATACGAAGCGCCGTGAGTTCGTCCTCAAAGAACAGGTGATCGCTCCCCTCGCGAACGACTATCAAGTGATCATTTTTGATAACAGCCCTAACTGGAATCTCCTGATCGAGAATGCTCTCACTGCGGCTAATGTCGTGATTTCACCTATAGGGTGTGATCTTGGAAGTTATCAGGCTCTTTCGACGAATCTTTCGACGACTCTCGACTTCCAGAAGGACATGCATATCGAGTGGGATAACGTCATTTTGGTTCCCACTCTTCTCGAGAAAAACAAGCTTAGCTCGCAAATCTATGGAGCATATCTCACACAGCATCCAGGTCTAGTTACTCATACAGCGATTCGTCGCGCTGTGCGTGGTCAAGAGGCGCTCACGATGCGGCAGTCAGCTCCAGAGTATGATCCGAAGAGTGATCTTGCGCGAGATTACTATGATCTCGTGAAGGAAGTTTGGAGCAGGATCTTGAAGGCGGAGAAGTAATATGGCCATTAAGGGAAATCCCTTCGCTTCTACGCGCAAGCCGCCTGCACGCCTAACTCCTCGAGCATATGAAAAGCTGTATGGGTCGAGCAATCCTGAGGATGAGACGGATCCGTCGCAGGCACCAGAGACAGCTTCGTCCGATATCAATGCGGAGGAACAAAGCCAGGCTCTTCCCACCCTAGAGAGCGGGAGCCAAGTTGAGTCTCCTGCCGTTGAAGCTAAAAAATCGATTCAGGGAGCGACATCTCAAGTTTCACGGCGTGCGCCGCCCGTGACTGTTGGTAAGTCATCATTGTTGCCTGAGGTACCTCTGAGGATTGACCTCACGAGGGACGAGCGATTTTTGGCGAGATATTGGTTTGATCCCGCATTAGGAGGCTTGCCTCGCTCACAGGAGCGTTTTTTTCATTTTTATCGCTTTCTGTATGCTGAGGCGGCCCGTACCGGTTGCGGCAGAGTTTTTTGCACGAAAAAGATGCTCGTGGACGCTCTTGGAGAGAGAGCTCGCGCTACGTTCACGAAGTATCGAAAGCTCGGCGAGCAGTACGGCATGTTCACTGTGCATGTTGTGGGCAATTTGGGGCGCCGAAAGAATCAGGCAGGCACCTACTTTTTTCTGCGCGATCCTTGGAATAGCCAAGTAATTACAACTAAGTCCTAGTTTGTAGGCTCCTATCGCGTAGGCTCCTATCGCGTAGGCTCCTATCGCGTAGGCTCCTATCGCGTAGGCTCCTATCGCGTAGGCTCCTATCGCGTAGGCTCCTATCGCGCAGGCTCCTATTGCGTAGGCTCCTATCGCGTAGGCTCCTATCGCGTAGGCTCCTATCGCGCAGGCTCCTATTGCGTAGGCTCCTATTGCGTAGGCTCCTATTGCGCAGGCTCCTATTGCACAGGCTCCTATTGCGTAGGCTCCTATTGCGCAGGCTCCTATCGCGTAGGCTCCTACCAAGTGAACCTTAGGCCTTTGTTTTGGTTGGTATTTTTTGGGATTCTCTGTTGTGGAAACGTGGCTGCTGTCGTAAGATTCAAAACAGAACTTTTGATCAGGAGCACGCTCCTAAAATGAGTTCGGCACGTTGTGCTAGCAACACAACGTGCCGATTGTCGCCCTCTCATTGGGGACGACGCGACATCACCTTAAGTAGGAAGGAGATGCCAATGGGACAGCGTTCCATAGATGTGGCGATGCGTCAAAACAAGGCATTTCGGCAACGTGTCGCTTACTGGCAGGCCAAAGGGTATCCGGCAGAAGAGGCGCACCGTCGGGCTAGTGTGAGAAGTCAGATCCTGTCCTTGGCACCGGCTCCCGAGCAGAAGATCAGCCGGGATGAACCTGTAGAGAGCAGAAGACCTGACGAGACGAAAGCCAGTCTCGCACCAGAAGTTGTGTCGCGCCGCGCCGTCCAGCCAGCCGGCGAGCTGGTGGCGCCGAAAACCTGCGCTGCCGGAAATCGGATCTCGCAGAAAAGCCACGCGGCAGATGCCCTGCAGGTTGCCGTCTGCGCCGTAGTCGTTCTCGGCGCATCGACTCTGCTCGTCAGGTCATCGGTGACGGTTTTCGGTGAGACCTGGGAAGGCTGGCTGAAGGCGATTCTGCTGGAGGTTGGAATCGTCGGCCTTTCGGTTTATCGGCCGACAGGGCTTGTCCAGTTTTTGGTCTCGCGCGGCGGCGCGCTGCTCTTAGTCGCTCTTTCGCTGCTGGTGCTTCATGCAGGCGTCAAAAACGACGCCTTGCAGGCGCTGGCGGCTGCTACAAACTCAAGCGCTGAAGTCGAGGACCTTCGCAAGGAGAGGCACCACCTCGAAGCTCTCCTGGAGACGCTGCCGAAAGAGCATGTCACTCGCCGCGAGGCGACCCTTCGGCTTCTCGGCGAGAACTCTGCTCGCTCGCAAGCTGCGCGCATTCGCTCACAGGAAAGTGCCAGCGTCCAAGCTAGCGAGCGCCTCTACACGGTGGAGGCACTGATGCGTGCTGCGCTGATGTTTCTCAACATCAGTTTTGCGCACGGGCTTATCCGGCGTGTAAGATCCTCCGCTTTGGAGGACCACACGCCCAGATAAGGAAGTCTGACAGTTCCGCTTTCCTCACGAGGGAAGCGAAGAGCCAACCACCAAGAGACGAAAAATCGCGGGACACCTGCAACTCCCACGATAGCTCTCCCGGTTGGCTCCTCGCAACCCCCTCTAGGGATCTTTTTGTTCCATGCCGCTGGCCTTTGCCAGGGGCCAGGGGTGTTGCTGCCGGTTGGGGAGTTGATGGGATGGTTGCTGCTGCTGAAAACACTTACGAGACGCCGTCTGGGCGTTATCAATTTCGCTTCTGGCACACTGACAGCAAGGGAGAGCGGCTTGCCCTTCGTCGGGCTCCCCCAGACTGGGCCGGCCGCTACCCCGATCTGATCCGCACGGCCTACCGGAACAGCGACGGCTCGGAGACTGTTTACGGGATCGTTTTCGACCTGGACTCCCACCGGGCTCAGCCTAAGTGGCTCGACTCTGCCGGCAGGCTTGATTGGCCAAAAATCAGCGCCCACCTGGCCGAGACGCACGGCAAGGTCTTCTCTCAGATCTCGCATGTGATCCGGAGCAGCGGGGGCAAAGGGCTTGCTGTTCTTCTCGCGATCAATCCTCTGCCCATCCGGAAGTCGACCGAGAAAAACCAGCAGGTGGCCCTCAACCTCCAGAGCCGGCTTGTCGCTCTGCTGAGCCGCCTGGGGCTTGGCGCTGATCCCGGGGCTCGTGGGGTGGTTCGCGACTTTCCGAACTTTCTGAATCCGGAGCGCTGTCTCTACGAGAACCGCCTGGCTCAGCGCCGCGCCGAGCAGGGCCGCGAGCCCGTGCTGCGCAACCTTCACCGCTACTTGAACGAGCTCGAGGCCTGCGAGCGGCGGCAGGAGCGGATCTATAACGATGCTCGCGCCGAGGGAGGGCTTGCCCGCCTGGTGGCCTGGCTTCTCGGGGCCAAGGATGGCCAGAAAGGCCTCCCAGAGGCGAGCTTCTTGTCGGGCGAGGCTCTCTGGGCCTCGACGGTTCAGCTGCAGAAGCTGACGGGGCTTTCCGATAAATTTCTGCGCCGGTTTCTGAACTCCCCTCCGTCCTGGCTTCGTGTGGAGTACATCGAGGCCGGCTGGCGGCTTTCGATTCCTCTTAGCGGCAGCGTGCAGAGGCTTCTTCCTCGCGCTGAGGAGCTTTTGGCGCGAGAGGAGCGGGGGGGGGGGGGGGCTCGCGGCAGGCTTCTCTGCTCAGTCGGTTCGATCAAAAGACCCGAGCTGGTCGAAGACGGGGAGCGCAACGCCTGGCTGACTTCGCTTGCGCTAGCCTACAAGTGGCATGGCTACTCTCGGGAAGAGGCTCAGGCCAAGGTTCAGCTGCGCATGGCCGCACTTCCCGGCTGCGAGTATTCGCGCAACTGCCGTCAGGCCCGTTCGATCGTGAAAGCGATCTATCGCAACCTCCCCCACATGGCGGGCCGTTTTTCGGATCGCAGCCTTCCTGAGTGGCTGACAGACGACTTACCTTTTACTGGCGGAACATTCTTAAGAAGGGGGTTTACCCCCGGGGGGACGGAGGGTTTGATCCAGAAGGAGGCTCTGCGAGAGGCGACTCTGCCTAAGCTCGCTCTTGTGGCGCCTTGTCTTCAAAGCCTTCTGCAAGAAGGCTTCGGCGAAGATGTCGCAGCCACAGAGGCGGCCGCTGATGAGCCGAGCGGCAAGGCTCAAGGGCTCTTCGGCAGTACGGCTCGGGAGGTTTCGCTGGCAGCGATTCGCTGGCGGCAGCGGGTCGGTCTTTTCGAGGGAAGCCGGCTGGTGGCGTGCTTCACCAAGCGGCACTACCGGGCGCAGGCGGCGCTGGCGTTTCTATCCGGAAAGCTTGAGTACCAGGGCGCACAGCTCAGGGTCTACACGCCTCACAGCGGACGGCAGCTCGCTTATCGCGACGCAATCGAGTCTTGCACCGACGTCTTGCAGTCTGGACTGGTGCTTGGCGGGCGGAAGACCTACGGCGAGAAGCTTGCGGCGTGGCGGGCCGAGAATGGGCTCTCGAGGACGGTGAGCCTAGATGAGCTTGTCGATGACGGCGTAGACCCAATTGAAGATCTTCATTCCAGCACCGATACCGATTCCGGCTGGGACTGCCTTCCAGATGTTTTGGAACATCTCGTTGATGTCGAAACGCATGACACTGCTCCCTGTCTTGTCAGCTTACTTCCCTGATTTTTCTAGGGTTCGGGGATAACCCACGACCGCCGACGAGACAAGGAGCAAGGAATGTTCCAAAATCTTGGAGATCACACGAAATCGTTGGCTCTCGGAGGCTCGGCGCAGTGCAGTTTCGCAAGGCCGTCTCGATCATTTTGGAGCTGGAAGGCGGGCTGGTTGACGATCCGCGCGACCCAGGCGGACTGACAAACTACGGCATCTCGCTTGCGGCCTACCCCAAGCTTGGCCGGCAGGGGATCCTTGATCTGACCCCCGACGAGGCCCGCGCCATCTACCGGCGTGACTTTTGGGATGCGGCGCGCTGCAGCGAGCTGCCAGCTGAGCTGCGTCTGGCAGTGTTCGACGCGGCGATCAATCAAGGGGTGAAGCCTGCCATCCGCATCTTGCAGAAGGCCTTGGGCGTCACAGTCGACGGCGTCATAGGGGCTCTAACGCTTGGCGCTGCCGCGAAAGCCGACCCCCAAAAGCTTGTTGTCGACTTCATGGCTGCGCGTGCCGAACGCTACGCAGGGCTTGCGACGTTCAAGACCTTCGGGCGTGGCTGGATGCGGCGCCTATTTCATGTCGCGCTGGAGTCGGCCTGAGGCTTGGGGAGGGCAAGATCGATCCCGGCAGGTGTGAAGCACTAGCGATGAACAAACCATAACCATCGGTGAGATGATGCGTCTTGAGCCGAGAATGCGGCCCTACCGGATCCTGTCGCTTGATGGGGGCGGAATCCGTGGCGCCTATCAAGCCGTGATACTGGCTCGGCTGGCGGAAGCAGTGCCGGCGTTCTTGCCCTCGGTGCGTCTTTTTGCGGGGACCTCGATCGGTGCGATCAGCGCCATGGCGCTGGCCTCGGGGATGGGGGCCAGCGAGCTTGTCACGTTCTTCGAAAAGCATGGGGCCAAGGTCTTTGACGACTCCTGGTGCGACAACCTCCAAGACATGGGCAAGGTCATCGGCGCTGACTATGACCAGGGCTACCTCAAGCGGGTCCTCGAGCGGATCTTCGGCGAAGGGCTGCTCTCGGGCTTGAAGCGGCGCGTGCTCGTTCCAAGCTTCGACCTCGACAACGAGGGCTCGCCTCGGACCTGGAAAATGAAGTTCTTCCACAACTACCCCGGGGCCGATTCAGACGGGGCGGAACGGACAATCGACGTAGCCTTGCGATCGAGCGCGGCGCCGACCTACTTTCCAAGCTACCAGGGCTATGTCGACGGCGGGGTCGGGTGCAACAATCCGGCGATGGCGGCCGTAGCGCTTGCCATCAACCCGGACGTCGGCCGTCAGGACCTCGGCTCGCTGCGCGTCTTCTCGCTCTCAACCGGGAGGAGCCCGCAGTGGATCTCCGGCAAGACCCTGGACTGGGGCTTTGCCCAATGGGCTCAGCCGATGACAAGCCTGATGATCGACGCCAACGTCGGGATAGCCGACTACCAGTGCCAACAGATTCTCGGCGAAAAGGCCTATTTTCGCTTTGATGAGATGCTTCCGCGCCGCGTCGGAACAGATGAGTCGGCCGCGCTAGCCGACCTCATGCGGTGGGCTCAAAGTGTCGATCTCACCGCAGCAGTGTCGTGGCTCGAGGAAAAATACCTAGGCTGACGACCATGGCTTTGCCTCTAAATCGTCGGCTCAAACTCCACGGCTATCTCGCGGGCATGGTCGGCGCATCGCACTCGCTCGACGAAGCTTTGCAGACCGCGAAGCAGCAGAGACACGCGAAACGGCTTTGCCTTGGCATGGCAAAAGCTCGAAGACCACTGGCGCGCTAGCGACCGGGCGACCGAAGAAACCGAGCCGGCCCAGCACGAGAAGAGCCAGAGCGTCGAGAAGGCGCCGAGGGTTTGAGCGCTCCCGCGGTTATGAGCTGGGCTCTGAGCTTTTAAGGGCTGTGCCTGTAGCGATGGACCATTTATTTTAATAATAATCGTTACATATTGCCTGCTCAAGCTTCTGGACAAAGACGCCGATAAGCTTTAGGATCTGAAAATGGATCTTTAAACAGATCCTGAAAGGCAAAGGACGTTATGAGACCAGACCGCCAACCGGCTCCCGCCAAAGAGCCTACGGTTCCGGCCGCCAAAGCGCGTAGCCAACAGCCGCTTTTTGCCGGCACCGTTACAGTGAGCAAAGTACGAAGCCCCGAAGGTAACGCCCTTCTCGGCGACGTGACAGACGACAAAGCCCTGCGCATCGTTCACCGCGGTCACCCCATCAAGGTTGTTGTGACCGAAGAACGCTACTTGGAGCTGCTGACCTTCTGGCAGCTCTTCGAGCATCAGGAGCCCCTGCCGACTACGACATCAGCTGAGGAGCTCGCCGCGGCCGAACAGGAAGATGCCGAGCTCGACGCGCTGGAGGCTGAAGACCGTGACTGAGCGTGCCGCCTTGCCATGGCGGTGGGCCTCCGAAGGTGCGCGACGGCGATTTCGTGGCCGTGCCCGTGCGATGGGTGCCTTTCAGCCGTTTCCGTTAGAGACCAGGCGCCGCTATCGTGAGCACGTCCTCGCGGCAATCGAGGAGCTTGCGCGTTATCCCGAGGCAGCGCCGCTGACTGCGGACAA